TTTTGTTAAATCGTTATATATGTTTAGATATCCACTTTTATCAAGAGCAGAAATACCAATATACTCCGGTTGCATTGTTTCTGTAAAATTAATAAGTACTTTATATATCGTACTAAGAATTTTAATATAGTTTTTACCGCCTGCTTTTTTAGTTGGAATTGATACATCAGTAGCGGGATTACCTACCTCAGTAAATTCTATAGAATAAAAAGAATCGCTACTGTAAGGATTATTTTCAAATTTAGTAATTTTATAATTATACTCTATATCTCCTACCTTAAAATACCCGTGATACAAGTCACCGTGTACTTCTGCCGCATTTGCTACTGTTAATCGCATCTCATGTAATACTGTTAATAGCTTGCTAGCTACTGATCTAGTATCCTCCTGCAATGTAGTTGATGTTTCAGGTATAAAAATATTGTAGATGCGGGGGTCTTGTTTACCAAATGTTCTCATCAGCATTCCAGCTACCGCATTAGCTTCATTTTCTACATCTGTACCTGTTTTACCATCTTCAGGATTTATACCAACTGTTTCGTTTTGACGGTGGTGAACTAGTTCATGTCCTAAAGTTCTTAATACATCTGCTAGATTCCTATTTGCTATTGAAATTAGTATAGAATGATCTTCAGGTATATACCCACCAAAGCTATGATTTTGAGAAGTAAAACTTGTATCATACACAAATTCAATATGTGGGAGTTCTTCAATCTCTAACATCTGCCCGCACCATTGAATATACTTGTTAATGATAGACATTGCTTCATCTTCATGTGGTTCTTCACCTTCCTTAATAACAGGTTGCTTAATTGTAGTAGCTAGTAATTTAAAGATAGGCTCGGCATATCCCTTATTCTTAGCCGATTCAGGTATAGTTTCTTCGAAACCATCTACATCACCTGCTCTTAGTAAACCTCTAACGTAACTAGCTGATATTCTACCAAATTTTTCTTCCACAGGAATTGGTACAACTCTTTCTCCAAATGCTTTTTGAAGTGATTTAAAGTACCCCTGGTCATCTACTTCGTCTCTACCTCCTACAATATACACCGGTTTTTCAGTAGGATGATCGGCAAGATAGTCGTATACATCTTTAACAGGTGTTTGTGTTTTAGAGATACTTACAGAGACTTTTGGTAGAGGTTGTGCTGCTAGATAAGTCTGCCATACCTTTAAACTCTGCTCGGCAGTTATACCGTCTCTTTCTTTTGGTGATATAATAATATAAAGATGCGTAATATAGCTACGTGAAGATATATCTCTAGCTACTTCAAAGTGTCCTTTGTGTGGAGGTTTAAATCCACCTGGGTAAAAACATACACCAGGTTCGTTTGTTATCTCTTCTGCAATTAATGTTCCAAGTTTTGTTATATCTATCATCCTATAAATGCTTGTATTTTTGCTTTTGCTTGCCCGATATCAATTGCTTCGGGTTCTGATTTTAATATATCTGTTATACTCTGATTTAAGTCTGCTGCCTCTTGTGCTCTCTTCATCATCTCTTCAGGAGTCTTCTCTTTACCTTTACCAGTTGATGTATCAAAGAATCGACGTTTTACAATTGCCGGATCAAAAGACTTATCTGCTCCTGCAGGATCATTATTTAGAAGTATAAAGTTATCACCAAAAGCTTGTTCATATGTCTGAATGTTCTTGTTAACATCTCTCCAAGTCCTTAGTACAATAGCAGGCATTAAAGATCTATCTCTACCTGCATTTCTCTCTAAAGATGTCATAGGTGATACATAAATCATTACCATAAATGTGGTATAACCAAGTTCTTCTAGCTCTGCTTTCTTTTTAAGTAACGGACCAGATGCTGCACCAGTTCCATCTATAATAATATCGTGACGATTTTCTAGAGCTTGACTATATTTCTCTTTTGTAGCTTTTTGTGCCTGGGCTTGTAACTTAGCTGCTTGTGATAATTCTTCAGGTCCAAAGTCTTTTTGCTTCATACCTAAACCAGATGCTTTTAATAATTCTTCGTAAGTATCGTCACTGTTAATAACATTGAATTTACCACTTAGAATTATCTGTTTACTAATAAAAGATTTACCAGCACCTGCAGGTCCAGCTAAAAATATTGCTTTTGGACCTTGTTTAGTTTCTCGTAATAAATTTATCAACTTTATCATACTCTTATAAATAGTTTATTCTTCGTTATTCACTAGCATTTCTTGAGATACAATGGATTTTGGTAGTTTTGCAACTAAATCTTGCATGTATTTACTTGCTAATTCAACTCTCTCTAACATATTCTTGACTTCATCTTCATCTCTACCTAATCTGTAAATAAATAACATATAATCTGTACCCACTCTTGGGTCAAAGCTAATAAAGTCACACCATTTCCTACCTGTTACGGCCATATGCGAGATACATTGGTAGTAATATGCAGCTGATGTCTTTTTAAATTCAGCATCTGAGGTTATTAGTCCATATTTAAAGTGGTTTGCTGACGTGTAAGGACATTTAATCTCTAACACCCCATCATCTCCAACCAAAGAATCAGGTGTTCCTCCATAGGAATCCGATACTTCGTAAAAAGAACAGGGTTTAACTTCTAGGCCAGTTGCTGCTGCATAAATATCTCTTGCAGTATCTTCTAAATCTGTACCCCAATCTAGAGCCGGGCCAATGATAGGTTGTGAAAACCCACCTAATTTTTCGGAGACTCTTTCTAGTAGGTAACTTTTTGCTACTTCACTAAGACCTTCTTTTTTAGATCCCATAATTTTCCAAATCTCTGAACTGGTAATCTTACCTTTTCTAACAGTAAACCATTCAGGTGATCGTTGTTCTGCCACTAGCATAATTCTAATTTTTTATGTAATAGTTTAGCATAACTTAATGCACTTGATTGATGTAACAATCGAGTCATTTCTTGAAAACCTATATCCGATGGATCTTTTCCGTTTAGTTCAACTAAGTATACTTCTTTTCCTGAGTCCATTAACTGCTGGGCGTGTTTTATTGCGTCTTTTAGAGCATCATTATCTAGAACAATGTACACGGTTTTAACGTCTGCACTAGCTAATTGAACCTGTAGAGATGTTGGTAATGTTTTACCAAATAAAGGTACTGCATTTCTTTTTATAGCAATTGCATCAAAAATACCTTCACACAGTATAACAGGACATTTCCAGTTTATATAATATTCTAACCCAACTATTTCATTTTTATTACAGACAGGTGCGTTATATTTTCTTGCAGGGTCTTTTTCAAAAGATCTTCCGATGAAGTAATTCAATTTTCCATCCTTATCAAAGGATTGAACTATTAGAGAATTAGCATATCGACCTATTTCACAATATCCAACTCCATATTTAATAAAATCTTCATCTGTTAAACCTCTCTTTCTAGCATAGGCTAGAGCTTGACGATAGGTGATCGAGTTACTTTTTTGTAGAATCGATTTATACTCCTTAGGAAGCTTTATTATCAGTTTCTCTTGAATCTCCCCATTCTTTTCTTGCGGTATATACTTGATAAAGGGCTTTAATTCTAATAGCGTCTCTCTTGGGACATCAAGCTTTTTAAATAAGTTTACAAGTGATCTACCCTTCTGTCCACACACCCAACAATTCCATGGCGTTTTACCGTCAGGTGTTACTTGTAGGTCTACTTCAAGCTTGGGTTTATGATGATGACAGAATGGGCAATTGAAAGCATAGTTATGTTTTGAGGTGTGTTTACCTTTGCCTAATACTGTCTCAACTATTCCTAATAAAAGTCTAGTGTTATCCATAGTATACTAAATATACGAACTTCTTACTAGACTACAAACTTAAAGTTTCTCCTCCAACCACTCCTTCGGTATCTGTTTGTCGGCATAAGGGATACCCAGCTTCTCACACCAGCTCCCATATGTTGTCTTAGAGTTCTTGGCTATTTTAGTATTAGAGTTACTAAAGACAAATCTTATGTCTAATTCAGGTCTTTGCGATTTAATTAGCTCGTGCTTTTTTCTATCTGCTAATACGAATCTACCTTTTGTTTCTATGATAATACCGTTAGGGAGTACAAAATCAGGTAAATAAGTGTGATCTTTAGCAGGTACAGTATATTTAATCTTATTAGCTGGATTTTCGTATTGATATTCTATTTTAGAAGAATCTAATTGATTAGCTACAACATGTTCTAAACCAGAACGGTAGCCTTGCTGTATAGCTCTTCTTCTTACATTAACTTTTTTTGCCATAAATAATTTTAGGTTTATGAATCCCATCTAACTACGAATGTAACATCAGTGTTAGCGGGCATTGGGAAGGGTTGGCCTAGTTTACCAACTGCAATTAATTCATTAGCTCCATTATAGAGTCCAATGGTTGTAACGTAGGGTTGGAAACTAGATCCAGATACGTTACTATTTAGTACTCCAAAAGAACCGGAAGTTGCAGATGGATTTGTAGTCATATTAAATTCATTTTCATTAATATGACATCTAACTTGAGATTGGTAGATGGTAGTTTCAGAGTTAACAGTCATACTATAACCGCGAGCGTAGGGGCTGTAGTTTAAATTATTAATCACCACAACACCGTGTGCATATATAATATTACCAATCACTATAGACTTTGTAGCACTGTCTATTAAATTACCATTTCCATCGTCTTCAAAATTATTAAAATCTGCATTCAGACTAGTAACTGAGAAGCTATTAGGTTGTATCTGTTCACCAAATAGTGTCTGAGATACTGACAATACGTGTACAAGATTACTACCAGACCCGGTTACAAAAGTGCTTCTATTATCATATTCAGATGATCCCGAGCAGGCTGTCGATTGTAGGTAGTTATCGTAGACTAATACCGGGTTAACAGTACTATTGATGTTTTGATCTGCTACTAATTGATTATAAGTCTGTTGAGATAGAGGCGTAGAAGGTTGTAAACCAGGTAGATTATGAGAATAGTATAAGTGTCTAGCAGATCTATATGTAAGTACTTCTTTGTAGTTTGCAGATCCAAATGAAGGAAGAGGTAGGTTACTACCTGTTGCTATTGTGATATTAGCTGGATTTGTATAAGTAGTAGCAGTTGCATTAGTATCTGCAATAATTAGAGATGCCGATGGTGAAGTCGGAGAAATTAATGCTGGATATATTAACATTTGACTACCTGTAGTATGGTTGGGATCACTATAAAACCGGTTATTAGTACTCCCAGATGCATCTAGATTATAGTATCCGTTAAAGAACATTTGTAATCTATTATTTGCTGTTGTCAGTTGGTTCAATTCATTATTAAAAAATTGAGCTACATCTATTATATAGAGTTGAAGTCTTAAAATATCACCGGTATTAGCAGTAAATGTTGTATTTAGTCCACAGATTGTTTGAATTCCTGCATACGTACGGTCTGACCATCCTCCAAAAACTAGAGTATTATCAACACTTCTACTATTGACCGGATCATTATAGACGATCATATAAGGTGCATTTGCAGAAGGGAACATTGGATCTGTATTAGGAAAAGTAACCGAATTCTGTAATCTACTAAAAGAGTATGGTGATGCTAGTCCCCAATTAGATTCTACCGATGGAGAAGATCCTGAAGGGCATTTCTCTAAGATAGCTGCTACTTTAAAGTAGTCCGGTCCAATTGTATTGTTTTGATTTGTCAGTACAGTAATAGGTACTTGGGCAGTTACCGTATAGCTACCAGATCTCGGAACAGTGTAACAGTAATTATTTACACCGCCCATGTATACGGGGGCATAAACGCCTGCTACTTCATCATTACGTGTTATTACATTAAAATTTAACAAGTTAAACCCGTACACTACAGGTTGAGAACCGTCATAAGGAGGATTTTTAGGATTTATATGAGTATACGAACTACTCATATCGTTAATAGCTATATCATAATTTGGTCCTGCATACTTCCAAGTTCCTGAAGGCCATGAATTATATGACATATACTTGCCTACCTGTAAAGCACCGCTAGGATTTCCGCTATAACTACTGGTAATGTACGTATACCCGTGATCGGAATAACCAATAGATCCGGAAGGTACATTCGTTGACGCACTTACTGGTGGTGTAATATAAACACCGTCTGGTCCATAGTAGTACCAATCCTTACAAGAAGCGCTAACCACTAAAATATGTGTGTTAGCTGTAGTGTTCAGATTAAATGCCTTACTAGTCTTATACGGGAATACAGTTAGATCTGATATGTTTAATGTCTTATAAACAGAACTCATTCTATAGTTTTACTAGGTTACTACCAATTGAATAACACTCTTTAAAAATTTAACTTGACGCGGAACAAGGCTTCTTTTGTAAAGTCTTTTACGAAAGGTTGTGATAGTTTTGCAACAGCAATTAATTCATTATTAGCGTTATATAGACCAACTGTTGTTGGGAAAGTCTGCGGGTTATTAATCATTGTAGGGAAGGTTAGTGTACCTGTACTTCCTGATATTGCAGATGGGTTTGTAGTATAATTAAACTGTGCATTACCTGCTCTTACAAATATATAATCAGATGATACTGTTTCTTCACTATTAAGTTGAAAGTAATTACCGGATGCTATTGCATTACCTAGTGCTGCTGAGTTGTTATTGTCGGTGTTAGTGCTTTGTCCGACAGATAATAAAATACCTCCTGAAACAGCTGGCATTGCTAATGCTCTTGAGTTTAATACGATTAAACCTACATCTGGTAGAAATAGACCGTATGAACCGCTTGCTGTCCAACCTGCCGGTTGACCTGCTGCTGTTGAAACACTGTTTATAACACCTGCACCATTACTACCGCTCACTATATTAAATGCTCTACCGCAATCTAGATACGTTACTGTAGAAGTAGTAGTGCTATCATTTGTAAGTCTAACTGTTGCACTACCGCTTGTGAGTGTTAGGTTAAAAGTCGGTGCATATAGCTGCTGTTTATAAGCATTTCTATTTACATTGATTACGTGTATGTCTACTGAAGATGTGTTTAAACCTCCGAAATTAAAGTTTTGAGTTTCAGTACCGTATACTAGATTTCTATACTGACCGTATATAGTTCTTGTTGGAGATAATCCAGATACTAATATATTGTATAAAACTGAACCATACCCATTTATATTACCGTACGTCATAGAAAACTCAGTAGTTGTACTATTTGACCCGGAAGCTACTAAATAAGTCGTTGTACCTCCAGATCCTGATGTATAGGTTACACCCGATAAAACTGAATTACCTGTTGACCAAGCCGGTGCTGTGATTGTATCTGCACTTACTACTATATCTGTTGAAGCTAATTGAACAAAGCTCATATTATATTATTAAAATTTATTATTAAGATTGTTTTGTAATAGTTACAGGAATTGTTACTCTTGCACCACTATCTCTACCTTCTATAACAAGATTAGTTTGTAGTTGTGTATTAGTTCCAAATAAAGTATTAACTGTAGTTGCAGTAATATTAATTGTAGTACCTATAACAGTCTTACTTACATTTGTACCTACGGTCACAGTTCCGTTTAATTGAGTAGCTTCAGCTGTATTGATACCGACACCTGTAAAGTTAGATGTAACTCTAACATCACCAATAGTAGCGATGTACCCGTCTTGTTCAAATGTAGATGTAGCACCCAGGTAATTTAAAGTTTGAGGTGTTATCGAAATAGATGCACCTTGCTTTAGAGTTATAGTTTGGTATCCTACATTTAGTGCCGGAATTGCAGCAGTCCCTCTTGGAAGTGTTATTAACTTGTATTTCATGATTTCATTATCATTTGGAAATGCTTCTAGTACTGGCATTGCTTGAATTGCTTCACCGTAAAATGCAGATCCAGATGGATGGTTTGGATTATATAGAGTATAATCTATTTCATCATCAGATAGTGCAAATTGTGTGATTTGAAAAGAGCCATCATTTCTTGCTAATAATTCTCTTCCTTTCTTTGTTAGGATTGCGTCAACCGTTACAGTAACGCCATTTAGATAACCCATCTTGGTATAATTTTAGTTGTTAGTGTTATGTTAATAAATATATAAAAATTTGGTTTTTAAATTAAATTGTTACCTTTTAATTGCTGTAATACGTTACCTGCATTCTTTCTAATTGTAGGATCAATATATTGAGGGTAGATTAGACCTTGTTCTACTAGTGTAGGATCTTTTGGATTATATCTTAACATAATATTAGTCTCATCAGGGACGTGTTTAAATAAAACATAAGTAGGTATCTTATAGTTTGCATTTGTAACTAGTTCAGGTACAGCTGATCCAGTTATTAAAGCTCCATCTATCTTTCTGTCAAAATCTACCAATAATCTTGAACCGGAAGTACCTATAATTCCATTATAGAACGATACATTCTTTACAGTATATTCAAATCTTTCATCCCAACCTAAAGCTTGAGGATTATATAATGCTAACTTATCACCTACGTTAATATCGATAGGTAACACTACTTTTTCTAGACTAGATGAAGCCCAAGCTGTATCTGTTTCAGAAATAAATGTAAGATTATTATAATAATATTGAGAAATAACACTATTAAATACTGCTTGATTTGAAGAAGTATTATACCATAAATCAGGTGTGCTACTTGAAATATAGGCTGTTAATTGCGAGGTTGTGTAACCGCTACCTCCTCCTCCTGTTGATATACCTGTAATAGTTGCTGTTGTTGAAGGTCTAAATGTATTGCCAGTCGCTCCACATGGGTTATAGACTCCATCACAATTACAATCTACATCAACTGTGCCACCGTAGCAGCGTTGTAGGCAAAAAGTTTCGTACGGATCTACACCCCCTAGTTCAGAAATATTAGGATTACTTATCCCGCCAGGTCCGTTAATTATTGAAAAAGTTACAATACTACCTGTAGTTGCTCCTAAGGCTATTGTAGATGTCTGTACAGGTAATGTGTAAACATACGGATATGGGTAATCGTTACTTCCTGTAGGACCATCGGTGTACTGTTGATCGGCACCGCTAGAGCAGTATCCATCTGGGTACCAGTTTTGGATTACTTGTGTACCCGTAAAATTCACGGCTACCGGGGTTGTAACTGGACCTGTATTACTTGTGACATAGTATTGAAAATACCATGTACCTGTAGTACTGTAATCAGAAGCTGTCGGTCCAGGTACGTAAGAGCTACTAAATACCAGGTTAAATTGACTTGGTAAGTATGTACCTGTACCTGTTACTACTATAGGTGGTGTTAAACTGTATACCTGGTAAGGTGTTATAGAACTTGATAAATTATGTAACATAGGTAAGTATCTAAATCCACCTTCGTAAGTAGGTATAGTTTGATTGGTCGCTAGAAGCTGTGAATAAGGATTACTTTCATCATAGTTAAATAAATCTAAATCTACTGATTCACCTGATTTATAAAGGTTTTGTATATCAAATACACTATTATTTGCTTTTGTTAGAGTTACTGTATTAACGTTATTGTCAATCAGATATTTTAGCTGTGCATTAGATCTACCAGGCATGTAGGCTGATGCTGTATAGATAGTAGATAGATACGCGTATCTCTGTTTGATAATATCAATTGCTGCTGTTTTACCGTAACTACTATCACCGACTGTATAAGTATTATATGTAGCGCTTATAGTTTTAGTACCTATGTATCTAATACCTGTAAATGCTTTTGAGTTATAGTTTGAATCTGTAATAGTTGCAAAAGGTACATAGCCTCTAAATGAACTACTTGATGCAAAATAGTTTGTAATGGTAGTATTGTTAACAGGTACAACTAAGTTAGATGAATAATCTGTCTTTAAGAATTTACTAGATGTTACTCCGTATACTGCATTGTTATATAAGCCACCTAAGTTATAAGTGGTAAAAATTGACTGTCCGGTATTAATAGATGAAGTCCATGGTGCTGTTATACTAGATCTCTCTAGTTGACTAAATTGTCCATGGTTAGTTAAGTTGATATCTAACCCTCCAAATTCACCTGTAAACGGTTCTCTTAACTTCGATTGAGGTGAAGTTATATTACCTATTATACTAGGTTGAATGACTTGGAATTCATAACCCGGTGCTACATAGAAAGAAACCGGTACTGATTGTGTATATCTTGTATTAAGATAGTATCCTTCTGGGTTTGAACCTGAAGTAGATATTGGTTTTATTGAACCTGTATTAAGGCTTACAGTAACGGTTGGTTCATTTCTCTTACATTTACATCTCTCTAAGATGTGCGGTTTCACGATAATACCTGTAGATAAGTCTGCTCTAGCAGGTACGAAATCCTTTATCATCTTGAATAGAGAATTATCGAAGAACCTAATTAGATTAATGAAGTCTGGTAAGTCAAACTTACTAATATACTTCTGGAAGTATGTATTTCTTAGAGTATCTAAATCGGGATAGTTAGATAGATAAGCATCTGCTGGATTTCCGATATAATCATCAATGTTAAAGTAGCCTAGCTGGTTTGTGATATCGGCATCTACTAAATCACTTGGTGAGAATCCAACTTCAATATCGGCAGAATTTCTACTTATATCCGGGTTATATCTTTGAATACTTACAAATGGTGATAATAAACTTTCGGTTAAATCATCGTGTGTAGGTATAAAAATTTTATTATTTACTTTTTGACCTACTCCTACTGATGGACCTGCTATTAGGTCTGTCATTACTAAAGATTCAAATGAAGCATTACTCTCTGATTCATGACTTCCGCTACCAAATAATCCGTAGCTAAATGAACTACTACCGCTCTTAAAAGATTTTACGGTACTGGCAGCAGGGTGATTTGAAGTTAGAACAGCACTTTGATTAATAGCTGTAAATCCAATTTCATATAAATCACCATCAGGTGAATTAAGCTGTAAACTACTTGTTCCGTAAGACGGTACTACATTATTATTACCTAGAGGTAATCTAAATGTTAGGTCTGTATAAGAAGAAGTAGGTGTATTACCTACGATCGAACTTGGGCTAGTTACATGCTGATTAAATGCGCTTAGGCTTAATGGTTGGCCCCAATATCTAAATTCCTGATAATACCCTTGGAAGGTAGTTCTAAGTTTACATAAACTACTAGTTAGATTAACCGGACCACCAAGATATGCGCTAAATAGTGCAGTCTGTGTACTTGTATCATATGCATTCCAACTTGCATTATAACTTGCCGAAGTTGAAGAAGTTACAAAGAGACTAGAAGAGCTAAGATATGTTATATTACCATCACCTTCTTGATTATAAGCAGTACCTGCTACAGTCAAGGTGTAAGTATTATCCACAGTATTAATTGCCGATCCAGTAGCTCTACCTATAGAAACAGACCACCATTGTGTATTATCGAAAAATGGTAATGTTATAGGTGCGGTTTTACCGTAAATACCTGCTGAACCTGAGCTGTTTAGATAGAAAGTCAGGTTACCGTTATACTGTAAAGAGCTTGATGGTATAGCAGAAGCAGAATCATACGTTAATTGTAATCCAAAGTAGGTATTATTACCCCTATTAACTTCAAATAAAGATTGTGAAATATGATTTGAATCAGGTATCCCTGTAGTCTTAAACCTAAATTCGATTGTATCCGGTAGGGCATTATTTGAAACCTGTAATGCCCATGGTAGAGCTAGGTTTACGCTACCTGTATTATGGTAGGCTAGGCCATATCTCTTTTGAATTACATCAGGTGTAGATTGTAACTTATCGGATCCACCGAATTCATTAATTCTCAATAAGGTGCTTGGAATACCAAAGCAGTTAATTAGAGCTCTTAAACCTCTTGTTGTACCTCTAGTCTTTAATAAATACGGCAGGTTGTGATAGATTCTCTTTTGATATTCAAGAGTTATATCTGCACCTGGTATAGTTGGTTTTTCATCAAAGTTCAGAGTGTATAAATTAGGATTTGTATAATCTAAAAATACATAAGGACCTGATGAGTTATAGGTTATGTATATACTTCCACTAAAATAAGAACCGGTTGGTGGTGTTAAAGAACCGTCTGGGTTAATACCTAGGGTTGAGTAGTAAAGGTTATCTGATATATTTGTGTTTGTATATAAATGTATACCGAAAGATTCTAATGCAGATTTTACTAACTCTTTAGATACACCTTTAGTTAAATCACTTTCAGCATCATATCTCTCTGTAACATCCTTATAGTAAATCCAGATGTTATCAAAGTGCTGTCCTATCATATTCAGGAAAGTCTGATACGGGATATTACTATCATCCTGTTTAAGATATTCTGGAATTGTATTGATTAGCCAGTCTTTGTTATTAAGATCATAGGTAGATGCTGCATTTAGTGCACTATACTGTCCATCAGGTGGTGCTACATCTGGATTACCAAGCCAAGTTAAAGCTTGAGAAGATGTGATAGAGTACAACTGATACGGTGGTAAACTATTTGATTTAGGCCATGCCTGCGGTGTATTTTCGTAATACAGGTAATACTCGTAGCCATCAAAGTTTGTTATAATATCGTTAATCTGCTGCTGATATGTAATAACACTTCCGGATGTAATGGTACCTCCATTTAACACTTGCCCTGCATTTGCAATAGATTGATTATAACCTTCAATAAGTTTTAACTTGTAGGCGAAGTTATAGATACGTTCTTGTGCAGATGAGAAATGTACAAAGTTACTAAAATCAGAATAATCAACATTTATGTCAATAGACGTGTCTTGTAATATGCTTTGCATTTGCTGATAAAGTGGAGAAGACGGTGCTAGACTAGATGATGCCAGTAAAGTACTTAGATTATAGGTAGGAGTAGATTGTCCAACTCTTCGAGATATATTTAAGTTAAAATTAGGTCCTTTTAATGAGTTTGACGGAGGTGGTGCAGAAGCAGGTACTTCTACTGTTACTTGATACTTAACTGAATCTCCTAACTGTTCAACAATCCAAAATGTACTCTTAAGATCTATATCAGCCGGTAAAGGTTCGTATAGTTTAAGAAGTAAACATCCTTGATCTCCATCTAATGCATAAGCTACATTAACTCCAATTAAAACTTCGTTATTACCAAAGTTTAGATAAAAATCTGAATAATATGCACGAGATGCTGCTTGGTTTTCGAAATCTGTAAATGCTTGCTGTAGCTGTTGATTTGATAGATCTTGACGGCAGACTTTTAATTCTGTTCTTGTACCTGATATTTGCTTAATCCAAAACTGATTTGTATAGTTACTTTGAAATAGGTTTCTAAAGAAGTTATAAATTATATCAACCGAACCTCTATCATACCCGTGCGATGCTACGTCTGCTTGTGGATCTATTTGTAATGCTGTGTAATTACCAGTTGCCGGATCCGGATTAGTAGGAGTATAGTTAGTATCGTAGTATTCGGATACTAGTAGATCTCCATTAAGATCGTATATAGAGTATTCTACGTAATCTGTTGGAGCGCCAAATGGAGGTGCAATCGTAGCGGTATTAATTAGAGAGGTATCGGCAGGTTTATACTGCTGATATTCTGCTTGTGATGATAAAAGGTCTATTGTTACTATTTCCATTATGTTATTGAGCTTATGTCTACGATAGTTTGGTTAGCTACTAAGAGCTGTTGTCTTAAGCTATTAATCTCATTAATTAGAGCTTGTTCGTTATCAGTTATTACCTGTCCACCTATATACTCGCCACTTTTCTTAACCAGGTATTGATGTGAATTTGTATCACCTGTTACCGGAATTTGAAAAAATAACTGTTCGTAATAAGTAAAAAAATCATCTACTGTTACAGTTGGTTGATCAGGGGCAGGTGGTGCTACTAGCTCTGTAAACGTAGTATCTATTACCCGTGTATAGGCTGCTGTACCGTAGATTTGTTTTGTTAAATTTACCTGTTCTGTCATACTACCTTGTTACTTTAAAAATCACACCGTTATCAACTATTACCTGTTCACCTGTAGACGGTACGATTGTTTTAATTAAAATTCTATAAGATCTTTCAGGTTGTAATCCGTTTGTATATAGTGTAAAATAATTAGAATTTGTATCTGCACTAAGTTTTGTATAGTTTGTATCGAAATCAACAATTACATCAGATGTTTTATAGTCTACTATTGACCAATAGCTTTGCTGCGGTAGATATCTCCAGTTTAAATAGTCTGAACCAGTTGCGAAAGTTCTTGCTGGATATCTATCTCTAGTAACGAATTTCATTCTATATACGTTACCTACTTTTAGTTTATCTGTATTGTTTTGAGGTATTAGTACAAAGTCTTCTGCTATAATAGTACCGTTAGTATTACTACCTGTATTGTATACAGAATCATCCCATTTCATTTCTAAACAAGGTGGATATACGGTATGTGTATCCATTGAAAAGAATTGAGTCTCTATTGAAGAACTTGGATTTAATTCAATTGAACCTGTGATACGTAGTAGTAATCCGTAGTTAGGAATTGTACCTACCATTGATGCACTCACCATTGTAGTCACGTCGATATTAACATCTTTATTATCTGTGTAACCAAAACTTTGAGATGCTGAATAAGCTGGGTTCCATACTCCTCCACCGACTGTATAGAGGTAGCTAGAAGTACCGTACGTATTACTCCAGATAGCAGATTGGCTATACGCTCCTACAGATATCCAGCATACTCCATTCTTAGGATTAGGTATATCATTAATTTTACCGGTTCCCATTGTCCATGCCTGTCCTACAGGGTTACAGAGAATAGTATATGTTTGAGGTAACGTAGAAGCGTATGCTAAATATAGTTTTAAACCTACCGTAAAAGACCCAGTTGCAAATCCTGCAATCGTACTAATATCGGCATCACTAAACTTAATTAATGTTCTTCTTATATCATCCAGTCCACTTATAATACCGAGATTTGGATTACTATTAACAGACGATATCTCTAGTATCTCATCAATACCAGCGTTAGCTGATGGATTAGACGAGTATATAGTTGCGTCTTGTTGTGGAAATATTTTATATACGGACATTGTATTCTAATTTAAGGATAATATTAATAGGTAACAACTTTTCCTGTAATATCTATATCAGGATACTTTACTTCAAAGATAGATGGATCTAAAGACGGGTAGATAACTCCTTTTAGAGTCGCTGATGATATATCATATGTATATGGAGAATATGTTCCGTCTGTTGCAGACTTATTCGTTATAGTTACATTTTGAACTGTTTGTACTCCAGGTACTTGATCTAATAAAGTATATATTTCAGATAAGATAATAGGTTGGTTGATTTGCCATCCATCTATTTTGAAATAGTCTTGTAGAGACTGTATACATTGTGTCAGTACATCTCTACTATTGTACTGCGGTCTTAAGATAATACTAAAATCTACACCTATATTAACTATGTAAGCATTTTTAATATTTACAGCATCTGTTAACATTCTATACTCTGATAGATAGCTTTTTAGATTTTGCTGTAATGCTGCAGGTGGTTCTTGTAAATGTTTATTTGTATCATAAGCTAAGGTGTATAATGAACATGCATACGGATCTTGCATACTAGTGTCACCTCCTGTATCTTGTCTAAATGTCAAATTATCTTTAGTTACAAATGCTTTTGCAACTTGGCCAAATTTAGGTGGCATACTATAAGCAAAGCTTAGATAGTCTTGCTGCGTTACAGCTCTCATTTGAGATGGATACTGAGCTAGTATGTTTAATCTTAATTGTTCTACTGTATCACCATCTCCACCACCTGCTGCTGGTGCTGGATTATTTATTGCAAGAGAATTACGTACTGTACTTCCGATAGTAGTATCTACGATACCACCATTAAAGTTTGAAGTAAAATTAACTACCGTATTTAATGTGTTACTTGGTACGTTAGCTTGTGCTCCACCTCCCACAAGGTAGGTAAACGTTAGAGTTGTATTACTTGGTGCTAAACCATAAGTTGATGTTGTAGTAAAGTTTGCAGGGTCATAGATAGTGTTGATTTTACTTAATCTATCTAATGTTCCAATTCCTACATTACCCATATTCGGTACAACTACTTCGTTAGCTACTGAATTTATACCTGATCCAAACTGAATCTCTAACGTATTATCTGTTTTAAACCTAGTTACAAATCTACGAGGTACTGTCATTAATTCTAAAATATAAGGAACTGTACCTGCATCTGCAGCATAATCAGGATTTATATTCGGCACGTTCTGTACCGCTTTCATTATTGTATCTTGAGCTAGATATGGAACTTCGTACCATTTACTACCATTACTGTCAGTAACACTAAGTATTTCAATGATATTTGTATCTTGAAGTAAGATTGTTTCAAATGTTTGAGCTGTACCGAATGTATAAGTAAATGTCTTTATAGTCCCTGATAATGCTTTTGCAGATTTCTGTAATAGAAAATATTGAGGATTTCCACTTCCGTCTACATTATACACAGAAATATTAGTCGGTGAAGTAGAAGAAGATATTGAGAAATCTATATTTTCAGGTATATAGAAAGTAGCACTCGTATTGGTATTTGAGGTTACTTGCATACCTTGGTCAACCTGTAATGCATATCTAAAATCAGGTACATAATTACCAGCTGAACCTGAAGCAGGTACTAATTGATATACGTCTAGATCAACTGTTGCGGCAGATGTGACCTTTGGTCTATACCCAAGCATGTAAGCTAGAGTATATAGGTTATTAGTCTGTTTTGCGTACTGTACAAAAGTCTCTTGATACTGGTTATCAAGATAAAAAGATAGTACATCTCCTACATATGCAGCTATTTCTAGAAACATAGAACCTGGCGATGCAGTAGAAAAATCATTATAGGTTGTTGGAAAATAAGCCTTAGCGTATTCGATTAGAGCTGCTCTAAAATCAGAGAAGTCTTTGTTAAGGTACTTTATATCCTTTGTTACTGTTGAACTATTGTTGGCCATTATCGACTGTTAAAAATATTTGATCAACTTGGTTAGTATTTGCTATACTATACTTAAACAAGATGTTAATTGTGTTTTGATCGTACAAAGGTATCACCTGTACAGAAGTAGTTATAACGTTTGGAAAGTTAGCTTCTACACCTGCTTGTATATTTGATTCTACCATTGCGATAGAAGTATCAGTTATTTGCTCAAAAAGCTGTTCTCTTAATCCTGCTCCAAATGTTGGTCTAAAAACTCTCTCGTTTCTACCTGTTAGTAGGTAATTTATTATATTATACTTTAACTGATCAGCTGTCGTGTAAACAGACGTAAATACATTAGGTGCTGAGAAAGGGATTGATACCCCTATCGCAGTGCTTGGTCTTAAATCAAGCGGACTTATTGTACGTGCTGCATATGCCATTATATTTGACCTTTACTTTTTAATACACTCATCATTTCAGAAAAATCTGGTACTGCATCTATATTAACTTGATGTATATCGGATACAGGTCTAGTTTGTGCTAACATCTCCTGTACTGATTCTACTACCATCGGTTCTGATGTATAGGGTTCAGGTGCAGAAAACATCTGTGAGAAATCTTGAGGTGCTTCTGCATTTACAAAAGATCTAAAATCACTCTGTTCCATTCCATATGCAGTTTCCTGTAGTAGCTGCTGTAGCGGATCGGAAGTAGTAACTCTAGGTAGTGGTGCGGTTTGCTTTTTAACAGGACGCTGTGTTATAGATTCTTTTAAATCTTCACGGTAAGTTTTTCTCGGAGTAATTAATTCTCCTTTTCCGCTTCTAATCTCTACTAACACAGGCTTTATTTCTTCACGTATAACCTGTCTTACCTCTTCTCTTATTAACTTCCTTAATAAATCTAACTTTGTCATATAATATAAATATTTTTAAATGTAAAATTCTACTTACTTTATTCCCGATATTTGCTGATCTCCTTGTGCTGCTCTACTCTGATTTAGTATTGTTTGTGCTCTTTGACGTAAGATAAGTGGAGTACTGGGGTTAGTAGCGATTGATTCCCATTTAGCTTGACTTTCAGGAGATAAAACTCCGGACGGTGCTGATCCTCCAACTGATATAGTTGGTTCTGAAGGTTGTATCGGTAATTGTGTTTGTGCTGTTGGTTTATAATCACCAGCTTGTGCTGCTGCTTTTAATACTATTGCATCAGGTGTTCTATCGGATGCTGTAGCGGTTTCAACATCTTTAATGAATGATTTACCGCCAGGTAGTGAATTCACAAATCCTTTAGCTGCTGAACTTACTTTTTGTGATGTTGGATCAAGGGTTGTTGGGTCTACACCAATAGAGTTATATATACTTGCTTCTGTTTCTGTAGTTGTAGAAGGGTAGTAATTATTACCTATAATTAATTCTAGTTCTTGAAAGATTACTTGGTTATCAGTTGAATAAGTTAATTCAGTTTGAGCTACTTGTACCCCTCTTGGATCTAATGCTACTGCATGTCTTCTTTTAAATTGTAAAGGATGATCTATAGTCTGTTCCTCAACTATTTTTAATACGTACCCGTGAAAAGTTGTCTGATTTGGATCACTTTGTGCTGCTGCATAGTATTTAGTAAAGTCATTTAACTTACTAACCATATCAGTCAGACTGTTATTAATATTATCTAAATTAGCTAATTGAGGTGAATCTGCTGTTGCAACACAAGTCTGTAGGTTAAAGATTAACGGTGCAATTGCGGCTTGTAATTGAGTTATTTTACCTGTAAAACTTATAATAGTCGTATATATTAAATCAATTAAAATTTGTAATTGCTTAACATTTTTTTGTGCTGGTTTTAAGATACTTGTTTGTACATAATTTAGAGCATCTGCTAACGATTGGTTTAGAGATGTTACTGTGTACATATTCGGTATTGGAATTGATTTTAATACTTTTATGATAGCATTAACAACTGTTATTGTAGAAGAAGCAACCTGTATAATTGCTTGAACCATATTAACATACTTTAATAACTTTAATCCCATTTGATTGATACTTCCTAGGAGTACGGATATACTCTGTAGAGTTGGTAGAATCTGAGCTGGATTTATAGTTTTCTGTAAGCTTTGAATTTGTGCTGCTATATTAATTCCAGTAGCTTGCTGTGCAAGACTTAGTACTTCTAACGGAGTGTTAAGGTTACTTATAGTCTGTAAAGAGGTTTGTAACTGGTTAATTTTACTTAGTGCGTTTATAGATCCGTTAGGATTAGTTAAAAAACCTGCTACGTCATCTAGAAAATTTTGAGTGCTCGCTAATTGCGGGGCAACTGCTATTAAATCCGGTGTGATTGAATCAGATAATTCAGCTATATTTTTAGCAAACTCATTTACTGCTGCACTTCCTGATGTTGAAGCTTGTGCTGCTGTCGTAGTACCTATTTGATTAAGTAGTTTATTAGACTGCTTTTTAATATTATCGAGCTGTTTTTGAATAGGTGAGGTTGGACTTATAGGTTGAGCCAGTACTGTGGCAATAATATTACATAAGTCGTATCCGCTTATTTCTTGAACTAGAGGTAATACTCCGTTAACTTTAGAATTTGATCCAGGAAGTTTTATACCCGCAGATTTATTTAAAGGATTACCGTAGTACACATCATCTACTGCTTTCTCAATAGTAGCTAACTGTCCTGATATAGATGTGACTAAATTCTCTAATCCTTGTGCCATTATTTAGTGTAGGTTACTTGTGATATTAAAGCAGAACCACTTGCATTTGCTAGAGCTACCAATTGTGGAAACTCAGATTTTATAACTGTTCCAACCTTTACTAATAACGGTATAGCAGTTTCTAATTCTGATTCAGACATACTAGCAAGAGCAGTTCCTAACGGTGTTAGAATATTTAACATTCTCACTAAAAACTGAGTTGTTGATGTACCTTTCATAACAGGTTCTCCTGTTAATTCAGCCTCTAAACCTAATTCTATCTTAGGTGAGTTTACGATAACACGATTTGCTACATCGAAATTAACTGTACCTAGACTTGATAATCCAATAGATTTTTTACCAAATAGTAAAATACTATCTGTCTTAGCATGAAGTAAAACTCTTCCAGAAGATAGTATAATTTGATTATCAGTATATTGTTGAAGTTCAGGTATGTAATTCTTAGATGTTGCCATTATTTATTAGCTGCTAATTCTTTTTTAGATTGTTGACTAGGTGATATTGTATCTGTTGAAACAGGTGCTGCATTCTTAGTTTTAACTTGATTTTCTTGTAACTGTGTTCTACCTGTATAAGAGGTTAGTTTAAAATTAGTTAGATCTTGAATATAGATAGACTGTCCTGAACAAAGATATACAGAGGCATCATCGTTACTAATATCTTCTATCCCATTAACCCAGGCTTGAGGTATGGTCGATGTAGCTTGTCCGTTTCTAATTATAGTTATTGGGCTTCCTTCTTGACCTTGACTGCTCCATGGATTTAATGCACCTTTACCTTTAACTGTACTTCCAAATCTTATTGATTGTCCCCATCTACCTTCTACTATTATATCACCTTCATAAGGTTGTATATTCTTAATACCACTCTTTTCTTGGAAAGTTGTACCTAAAGGATAGCTATAAGGTGCTTGTTTTGATTTAACTACACTTCCATAACTAGATAAATTTGGGAAAGCATTCTGATGAACAGTTCCCCATAAGTTATAAGGTGGTCGATAGTAGTATTGCTTTGCTGAAGCATCATCGTTTAAATCTGTGGACGGACCTTCAACTATCTCTACGATTTCATTAATAAGTGGATATTGTTTAAAGTTACCAGATAAAGGTTTTGCTGTTACACGGCTACTTCCTTGAGTATCTACGGACTGTTCTGTATAAAGTACAGTGTAGAATATAGAACCAACTGATGCCCATCCTCCATTTGCTTCAAAATCCGGGTCTGGTTTCCCATCTCCATCTACTGGACCTAAAATAATTTTATTAACTCTAGCTAATACTATTCCACCACCTTTATTTGAAGGTATTTTAGAGGTGTAGTAATTATAGTTAAGTCCTAATTGCATTAAGCAGATCTTTTAACTTCAGGTAATGACGGTACGTTTATACTCTTAATTTCAGCAAATAGTAACTCTTTATCTTTATCTGAAAGTAATTCACCTTCTGCTTCTACTTTTGCTGCAACTGACATTGCTTTTTGAACTATGCCAGCCATCTTAATCAAGGCTTCATCATTCTTAACTGCTACTTCCATGTAACCCTGTAGTAGAGGTACAATAAGAGTTGCATCACCAGGTTCATCAATCATGTCAGTTAACTGCCCGATTAATTCTTTTAGTGATTTCTCTTTACTACGACTGTTATCGTAAATATCTTTTAGTAGAGATGAGAATGTTTTACCTTTAAATAACTCTTTATCGAAATCCATAATAATGTTTCTTTAATTATAAATAGAGTTCTCTAGTAAATTTTTACAGCATATCCATGATCAAGATAGCGTCCATAGAGCTTTTTATAGACTATTTTAAGTTTTTTGATAACTTTTGTTATAGTTGGGGTTGGAGCTTCGGTAATTTCACGGATATAGATGTATAAAGCTTTCTTGTTTAGGATATCTAGATTTTCTCTTTTCTTAAAAAGCTCTAAGATAGCATCTGCTATCCGAGCTTCTTTAGGTTTTGGAAATAGGTCAAATAACTTATCATCTACATGCTTAACATAGAGATTAATAAAACTTACTTCCTCTATTTCATAATTAACATTACTCACTAATTCACCTACAATAGTCTTATCAACATCTACTTCTTCTAAGGTAGCTCTATCTTTTAACTTCTTGTAATTGTTTTTGTTGTAATTTATAAGATATCTCTTAACGATTGTACCAAAATAAGAATAAGCTTTACCTTTCTCTTGTTTATAGAGTTTTAATTTCTCTAATAAAACACAAACAACTTCATGTTTTAATTCTTCTATTGTTTCAACTTCTGTATAGTAAAACTTAAAGGTGTGGATTATATTTTCGGCTAACTTATGAAATGCGTAATTAATGTAGGTATCGTAAATATGATTTCTTTCTACAGTATCTTCTGTTGCGAGATATCTTAAGATTGCATCTTCTGTATCCTGGGTAAAGTAGATGTTGGATTGTTTTGGTTTTCGCTTTCTTAGTTTTCCGGATTGTGTTAATTCTACAGTCTCTTCGGGTGCAAATATATCTATACTCATTCTAATCTTTACCTTTATAAAATTGATTTAACACTTCTTGGATTTGCTTTAATGCTTTAAAGAAAAATCCTACTTCGTCATCACTCTGGAATGCACCTACTTTATCAAGTTCTTTTAGAACTCTATCAGATTCACTCACAGTACCGCCAATAGCAGCTAAGGTTTGATCACGCTGTTGAACCATCTCCTCTAACTTAACATTCTTTTTATAGAGGTTATATACGACGTATCCAAGTATAGTTAGTACCCAGATGTTTAAATTTATTATTATTGCTAACATAGGTTATATATTTTTTAAAATACTTGCTAGACCTGGATTTGCTTTTCCAATCTTAGCCATTGTTTCTTTTTTAGCATCTACTGAAGTAAACTTACGTGCAGGTGCTGGTTTTGATGTAGCTGGAGAAGATAATTTAAGTATCCAAACTGATTCCCATTCTACTCTAGCCGCTAACATATCTGCTTGATGTAAAATTAAAGGTAAAGAAGTTCTAAGTCTAGCTTCAGGCTGGTAAGAGATTAGATATGCTTTATTACTCTCATCGTATAATCCATCGTGTAATTTAATACCTAAGTATTCATTCTGAGATACTATTAAACCAATAGACTGTAAAATAAAAAGAGAACGATCTGGAACAGTAGAGAAGGGTAGCTCTGTATTGATTTTATACAATGTACCTTGATTCTTTATCTGCCAGTCGTTATCATTTGGAATAACTCCAGGTTTACCATCTAGACCTAATTTACCTAAGTCATGATTAATAGCCGAAAAGATTAATTCTTCTTGAGTAAAATTTAACTCCGAGTAACCACTCCATACCTCAGCTAATTCTAAACTAGCCTTTACCACTCTATTAACATGCTCAATATAACCTCCAGGGAAGCAATTATGATAACTATCACGAGTAGAGGCAGGTGCTAGAATTAAATGATCTTCAATAGATTCATAAAACTCCGTTAAGATTTCTTTACGCGGAGACGCGATATGATCTTCAATATTTTTAAAGAAAATATCACGATTTTGTTGAATTTGTTCTGCTGTCAAGCTCATACTATAATTTTTTTAATTATAATATACGAACTTTATTTCATACTACCAACTTTATTTTACTCGTTATTTATAAGAGTTTGAATATTTTGAATCCTCTCTTTTATAGAATCAATCTCTGCTTTTATTTCATAAAGAGGTCTACCCATAGATAGACTTGAATCTAACATAGTTAACCTATTTTCTAACTGTTCTAACTGTCTAGTAACTATTTCTTTTGCTTTCATATATTTTGTAATATTAAATGTACTGCTTGATCGATAGTAGTGTAATGTAGAACATTATCACGATAGCTATCCTCTTCTGCCCCGATGATAAATATATCTTTATTTATCTTTTTTATATGTATGATAGGATAAGACTCTATACCTAGGTATTTTTCTAGCTTTTCGGCCTGTTCGTAGTTTACGTCGGCATCCACTTCCTTGTACGATACTAATTCTCTACCTAATAGCTTTTTTAGTTTCTTACAATACTCACAACCTTCTAACGTATAAATTACTACCATCTTCTATTCTTTTTTTCTTTCTTTGCTATCTTTTTAATTCTTTCCAAGAAGTTATGAACTTATTTTTATATTTCCAACTATTTCTTTTTCGTAATGTCTACCTTCTCTTCCAAACTTTTTTCTAGCCGGGCTAGCAGACTAGCCACCTGTGCCGCTTCCTGAATCATATCAATATCGGTATAGAGATCGAGCATCTGTTCGGCTTCTATAATTAATCTCCTATGTTCATCCAGCGGTAATAATTTCATGATCTCATCCTCTTTAAGATAAGTCTCTAGAACATCAACTGCCTGAGTGAGAATTGGTCTAACACTTATTAACATTTTTTTATCAAAATTATCCATATATCTATATAGTATAAATAGCTTAATGACAAGGAAAAAGATATTTTAATTTCCCTTCGATTCTCTATCGCTGTATCACTAGCTATACCTTTTGTTAACAGTTAAATTAAACTTAAAATTTGAAGAGCTCTAGTATCAAATCTTATATTTCTCACCTACAGCCTCGATTACTTCTCTAGCTGTAGTCGGATCAATTTCAAATCCTTCACGGCGCGGATTAATTCTATACCCTTTTTCTTCGAGATACTGGTGTACATCCTCTTCGACAAATCTACTTAATACACATTTATACCTAAAGACTGGAAACCATGGAGTGATGACACCTGTGGCCGAATTAATCTCTCTTGTCCTCTGTTCAACAGAAGTGGTCGTATAGCCGATTTTACAAATACCTGGGATATTTTTATTCACGAGTATGTAAATCCATTCTGGTTTTCTGACTGCACCTGTGATAGGGTCAAAAACTGCTTCACCATAATACGTCACCTCCTCCCACCCTGATTCTTTAG